GTTATGCCACTACCTCCTGGAATGGATGTTGTTCCTTTGGATCTTAAACTAACAGATAGCCAATTCTTTGAATTAAAAAAATTCACAGCATTACAAGTTGCAGCAGCCTATGGAGTAAAGCCTAATCATTTAAATAATTATGATAAGTCAAGTTATGCAAATTCAGAAATGCAAAACTTGACTTTTTATATTGATACACTTTTATATATTCTGACTTTGTATGAAGAAGAATTCAATTTGAAACTGCTGACAGAAAAAGAAAGAGCACAAGGGATACATTTTGAATTCAATGTTGCAAGTATTTTAAGAGGAGACTTAAAAACACAGGCAGAATGTTTAAATAAATATGTTTCTGGCGGTATTTATACAATAAACGAGGCAAGAAAACGTGCGGGAATGCCTGAAGTTGAGGGAGGAGATGTTATTATGGTGAATGGAAGCTATGTGTCTTTAGAACAGCTAGGAGCAGCATATCGAAAAGGAGGTGAAGAGGGTGAGTAAAAAATGGTTAGAAATTAGAAATCAAGCAGAAATTACAGAAATTTTTATCAACGGAGATATAGAAAATGATGCATACAATGATGGCATCATGGAATGGTTCGGCTTGAAAGATACCAATGTATATCCGTTAGAAGTTAAAAAAGCTTTGGCTGAGGCAAATAATAAAGAAGTTCATGTTCATATCAACAGCTATGGTGGAGAAGTTTTTGCAGGAGTAGCTATTTGCAATATGCTAAAAAATTATAAAGGGAAAACAGTTGCTTATGTAGATGGACTAGCTGCAAGTGCTGCATCAATAATTGCTTTTGGTTGTGATGAAGTTATTATTCCAAATAATGCATACCTTATGATACACAGAGTAAGTTGTGGTATTTGGGGAAATGCAGATGATTTAAGAACTCAAATTGAAGTTTTGGAAAAACTGGAAGATGGAATTGCAAATACTTATGAGGAAAAAGCAGTTGAGGGAGTAACAAGAGAAGATATTTTAAACCTTATGAAAGAAGAGACATGGTTTACAGGAGAGGAAGCTGCTAAGTTTTTCAATGTGATTGTAGGTCAAGGAACTAACTTTGTAAATTATGTGGGAACAAATCAGAAATTCAAAAATACTCCAAAAGAAATTCTAAATAAAGCAGTTCATAAAAATGACGAATTAAAAGCAAAAGAAGTGGCAAGATTGGAAAATTTAAGTAAAGAAATTGAAATTACATTAGCCTTAGGAGGGATTTAATTATGAAAAAATCGGTAGAATTAAGAAAAGACGCAGAAGCAATGAGAAACAAAATCAAAAATTTAAAACTAGAAAATAAAATTGAAGAAGCACACGGAATGTTGCAAAGTTTAAAAGATATTGAAAATAAAATCAGAGAAGCAGAGTTGGAAGAAAGTTTAGATGCAGGAGGAAATAAGAAACCATTGGTAAATAAAAAAGAAATGAACATAAATAGAATTTATAACAGAGTATTACTTGGAAAGTCAGTTTCAGAAGAAGAAATGGCTTTTTTAAATGCCGCAGGAACACCAGGACAAGTAGAAGCTACAGATGGAAAGGGAGGATATTTAGTTCCTACTGAGCAATTTACACAAATCAAAGAATTAAGAAGAACTTTAGTTTCTTTAAAAACTTTGTGTAATATTGTTCCAGTAACATCTTTTAAAGGTACAATGCCTATTGAAAAAGATGGAACAGGAGAATTAATTGCATTTGAGGAATTAAATGAAATAGATCAATCAGATGTTGATTTTGCACAAGTTGCGTACAATACAGCAGACTATGGGGATATTATTCCTATATCTAATACTTTATTAGCAGATGAAAAAGCTAATCTAATAACATACATAGGAAAAAGATTTAATAAAAAAGCTGTTAATACTGAGAATAAAAAGATTATAGCTTTATTAAATACACTGACTGCTAAACCTGTTACTGATTACAAAGGTATTATTACAACTTTAAATAAAGATTTAGATCCTGCAATTTCTCAAAATGCAGTCATAATTACAAATCAAACATATTTTGATATATTAGATCAAATGGAAGATAAACAAGGAAGACCACTTTTAACAGTTAGTTTGCAAGATGAAACTAAAAAACTTTTTAAAGGTAGACCAATTATAGTACTTTTAGACACATTACTACCAATGAAAGCAACGAAAGCTCCTGTATTTGTTGGGGATATGGTAGAGTTTGCAACATTCTTTGACAGAGAAGGGTTAGAACTTGCAGTATCTAGTGAAGCTGGATTCACTAAGAATGCTACTTTAATTAGAGCCATAGAAAGATTTGATGTTAAAAAAGTAGATGGAAAAGCGATGGTATATTTAGAGGTAGGTACAACTGCTTAGGAGGATAGCTTATGCTTTTAAAAACAGAAGAAGTAAAGAACTATCTCAGGATTGATTATGATGAAGATGATAATTTGCTGCAATCTTTAATGGTTGCAGCAGAAAATTATTTAAATGATGCTATATGCAATTTGGAAGAACGTTTGAAGGAAGAAAAATTTAAAGAAAGAGCCAAAATTCTAATGTATGTAATTATTCAGGATTGGTATGATAATCGTGAATCAGGGGAAAGCAAGGACTTTAATTATACAATAAGAAGCATGATGACACAATTACAAGCGGGTGGCTAAATGGAAAATATAACAAAGCGATTAAGACATTCTGTAGAAGTATGGCATATGATAGATGGTAAAAATGAACTGGGAGAGAATGAAAAAATACCAGAAAAATTTAAAAATGCTTTTAGTGAAATTGTTCCTCAAAATTCTAGTGTGAAACAGGGACAGGCAGAAACAGAGAGCAACGAACATCAATTTAAATTCACATTTAGAAGAAAATCAGTTCAAGGAATTCAAAAGGACTGGTTTTTTATATTTGAGAAAGAAAAATATGAAGTTGTCTATTTCAACCGAGACTTTAAAGATAATCAATTCATTGAGGTATTTTGTAAAAGAATAGAGGAGTAAAAACTATGGATGGATTTAGCTCAAGGGATTTAGAAAATTTGGAGAGAGAAGTTTTAAGACTTGCAAAAAAATACCCAAAAGAAACAAAGAAATTTTTACAAAGTCAAGGAAATAAGTTGAAAGCGAGAGTAAAAAAGAAAGCAAAATCCAAATTAAAAGAAAAAAGTGGAAACTATCTAAAAGGATTTAAACGTGGGAAAGTTTATAAACACAATCAAGAAGAAGATACTGTAAGAGTTTATAATAATATGTCACATGCTCATCTAATTGAGCACGGCCATATAATTAAAGACAAGACAGGGAAAGAACACGGGTTTAAAAAAGGATATAGGATTTTAGAGGAAGCAAGAACAGAATTTCAAGATGAATTTGTAAAGAATGCAGATGGATTGATGGATGAAATTATCAAAAATGGAGGTTTTTAATGGTTAAATTAAGCGAGATTTTAAATGCTGTGAATAGTAAACTTGCAGAAACCTTCCCTAAAGTTGAAATAGATAGTAAAGATATAACAGAAAAATTTAATCGACCTAGCTTTCGTACAGAGCTAGAAGGGTTAAAAACAAGTGCTTTTATGACAACTTATAAAGAACGAAATTTAACAATCAGAATTTACTATTTCCCTAAGAATATTGGAAAATCAAGAATAGAAAGACTAAAAATGATGGATGATTTAGAAGAAGCTTTCCTCGGTACTCTTTGGATAAATGAAAGTTTTGCTATCCCTGCGGAAGAAGTTGAATTCGAGGAAACAGAAGGGGTATTAATAGCGAGTATTGACAGTTATACAATGGAAGAGATTCAAAATGATATTACAGAAAACATGATAGAAGAATTAGAATTTAATTTTAAAAATGAGGAGGAAACTAATGGGTAGACCAACTATTGATATTATTTTTAAACAGAAGGCAATTACTGCTGTAAAAAGAAGTCAATTAGGAATTGTGGGATTGATTATAAAAGATTCAACAAAAGATTGGACAAGAAAAGAATATAAAATCATAACAGATATTAAAGCTGAAGATTATACAGAGAGTTTTTTACAATTAGTAAAAGACTGTTTTCAATTTACTCCAGCTAAAGTCGTTATATTTAATATAAAAGATGGAACTTTAGCAGATATATTGAAATTGGTAGCTCAAGAGAGAATTAATTGGTTAGGATTAGGGTATGATGGAGCAGAAGCTGATACAGCAACACTTGTTTCATGGATAAAATCAATGAGAAAAGCGGGGAAAACTTATAAAGCAGTAGTTCATAAAGCTACTAAACCAGATAATAAAGGGATAGTTAATTTAATGAATGAAAAAGTTACATTTGTTGACAGTCGTGGAGAAGTAGAAGGATGGCAATATATCCCATCTATTTTAGGAATGCTGGCAGGACTTCCAATGACAAGATCCGCAACAAGTTTTTTATGTAGTAATTTAAAAGAAGTATCTTTATTTGATGATATTGATGATGTCATTGATGAAGGAGGATTTTGTTTACATAAAGATGAAGGAGATATTAGAGTTGCAAGAGCTTGTACATCACTACAAGAAATCACACAAGATGAGACAGAAGATATGAAGGATATTATTATCATTGAATCTATGGATTTAATGAGAGATGATATATTTTCAACATTTAAAAGCTGGATAGGTAAGTATAAAAATAAATATGATAATCAGGTTTTATTCTTTTCTGCAATCAATGCTTATTTTAAAGAATTGGCTCGAGAAGATATCCTAGATAAAGAATACAACAACTATTCAGAGGTTGATGTTGAGGCTCAAAAATCAGCTTGGCTAGCGGTTGGGAAAACAGAAGTTGAAGATATGGAAGATGAACAAATCAAAAAATTAACATTTAAGAAAAAAGTATTTATGACAGCACAAATTAAAATTTTGAATGCAGTAGAAGATTTTAAATTTACCATCAACATGTTTTAGGAGGATAAATAAATGGCAAAAAAAATGGATAAAAATAAAATATTGCGTGGTTCTTTTGGGGCTGTCTGGCTAAACAATGATGAACTAGGAGCAGCAAAGTCTTTTGAGGCTAAGATAAACTTAGAATATGAAGATATTGATATTGTAGGAGATTTAGGAAAGCATAAAAGATATATGGGCTTTACAGGTGAAGGAACTATGACATTACATAAAATAGATTCTTCTATTGCTGAACTACTACATGAGGGAATTCAAACTGGAGATCTTCCTGATATAAAGTTAGTTGGAAAATTAGAAGATCCCACAGCATATGGGGCAGAACGCGTAGAATTCACTGGAGTAACAATAAATGAACTAATGGCTTTAAAATGGGCAAATAAAGAAATCAGAGAAGAAGAAGTTCCATTTTCTTTTTCAGGATATAGATTTATCGATATGATTAAATAATTTAGGAGGAAACATAAAATGAGTATAAAAGCAGGTAAACACATAACTTTAGAGACACTTCTTGCAAGAAAGCAGCAATCAGAAAATGATAAAATGAAAGTATTTCTTTTTAATTCAGAAGTTCTGGGAGGAAATATTGAAATTGTAAAACAAAAAGCAAGAGATATTATGAAAATCATGGACAGTACAGACGAAAGAGGTATGGAAGCTTCAAACGAAATGAACTGCAAGATAATTTTAAAACATTGTCCAGTCTTTAAAGAAAAAGAATTACAAACAGCTTATGGAGTAGCAGAACCTCACGAATTAGTGACTAAAGTTTTTGATGAAAACTTGGGAGAAATTGGAAAATTAGCAGAGAAAATACTGGGAATTTATGGGTTAGCAGATGAAAAGAAGAAAACGAATTTAATTGAAGAAGAGGTTGAAGAAATAAAAAACTAATATTGGGGGATGCTGAAATGGCATTCCTCTCTTTTTATACATTGAAAGGATTTAAAATAGATTACTTATTAAATTTAAATATAACCGAAAAAATGTTTATGCTTGCAACAATGGACTTAGAAATCGAAAGAATGAATAAGGAGGGGTAATTATGACTATAGCAGGATATTGGTTTTTAGGATTGATAATTGGTGTATGTGGAACTTATTTATATTTTAGAAGAAAAGAGAAAAAATATAACTCAGCAGTAAATAATAGCAGACCAACAACACAGCAACCAAAAGTTAAAAAGAAATAACTTTGTAAAATTGATTTTAAAGCCTTTCTATTTGCTCAATGAGTAAAATATCAAGAAAGGCTTCTAAATGAGTTATACAAGTAGATAGTAGAACACAGGAGGTGAAAAATGGCAAAGAATATAAATGTTTTATTGAGCTTGAAAGATCAATTTACAAAACCATTACAAAATGCAACTAAAAATACAAAAGCAATGGATAAACATTTGCAGAAAGCAAGTAATAAGGTAAAAGCTTTTGGGAATGCAACAAAAGAGGCCATGAAGAAAGCTGCAAAGTATACAGCTATAGGATTTGGTGCATTGACTGCTGCAACAGGTGTTTTTCTGAAGCAGTCTATTGATGCAGCAAAAGAAAAACTTAAAGCAGATAAACTTCTTGAAGCAAATCTAAAAAGAACAAATAACTATAGCATAGACAGGATAAACAGTTTGAAAGATGAAGCTGGAGCCTTGCAAGATTTAGGTGTAATTGGTGATGATGTAATTGTTGCAGGAGCAGGACAGTTGGCTATGTACAAGTTGAGCCATGACCAAATTAAAAAAACTATGCCTATACTGAGTGATATGGTAGCTAAAGAAAAAGGATTTAACGCAACACAAGAAGATAGTATTGCTATGGCAGATGTTATTGGAAAAGCTTTGGATGGTAAAACTAAAGGGTTATTAAAATACGGAGTCCAATTGACAAAAGCAGAAGAAAAAGTTTTTAAAACAATGAAAGCTGAAAAAAGATTGGATTTCATAGTTAAAAAAGTAAATAAGTCTATAGGAGGAACAAATAAAGCTTTAAGGGAAACTGATGAAGGGAAAATAATTTCAGCACAGGGAGCTTTTGGTGATATGCAGGCAGAAGTAGGAAAGAAACTTATGCCTTATTTAGGTAAATTAGCTGTATGGTTTCATTCTAAAATTCCAGGGATACAGGATTTGATATTAGGAACTGCTGATAAAGTAGAACAGCTTATTATAAAAGTTGATCCATACATTACACAAATCAAGCAGTTGTTTGGCAGCTTATGGGATAGAGGAAAACCTGCACTTGAAGAATTTAAAAATATATTATTGGAAGGAGCAGGACAGGCTATAGATATTGCACAAAGCATTATTGATAACTGGGATAGGATAAGTCCAATAGTTTATACCGTGGTTGGTGCTTTGGCTGCATATAAAACAGTTATGTTTATTTCTTCTGCATATACTTTAGCTATGGTTGGAGCAATGAAATTGAAAGCCATATGGGATGGAATACAAGCAGCTAGAACCAAAGGACTTACAATACAGCAAATAGCTTTGAATGTTGCAATGAGTGCTAATCCAATAGGGATAGTTATTACAGCAATAGCAGCATTAGTAGGAATTGGATGGATGCTATATAAAAATTGGGATTTAGTAAAAGCAAAAACTTTGCAACTTTGGGAGATGCTCGACAATAATCCAATTGGGCGTGTGATTAAATGGTTTATTAAGTTTGGAAACCCTATTGGACAGGCTATTAATCTATTTATATGGTTAAAAGAAACCATTTATGATAACTGGGAAACTATAAAAGATAAATTTATACCTATTTTAGAGATGGTGAAAAATCCAGTAGAGACTGCTAAAAATGCTATAAGCGGACTTATTGACAAGTTTAAATTTTGGAATAATACAGAAATAAAAGATAAAACAATCAATATCACAGAGAATAAAACCTCAGATAAATCTAAAACTAGAACAATTGGAAGAAAAGCACTTGGAACAAGCTATTTTAAAGGCGGGGAAACACAAATAAATGAGGGTGGCAGAACAGAAACAGCTATCTTACCAGCAGGAACAAAAGTAATGAGCCATGAACAAAGTAAAACTATGATTGGAAAATCCAATCAAAAAGTAGAGGTACATGTTCATATTAGTGGAAATTTTATTGGAGAAAGAGAGCATATGGAACGATATGCAGAATATACAGGAAGAAAAGTTGTAGCAGCAATAGGTAACATGTAAGGAGGTACAGGGTTTGGATATTATATTCATAGCAGAAAATGAAAACGGACAACAAGAAACAATAACAATCCCTATAGTTCAGGGAATTGAGCCAATTATTTGTGAAACTACTGATGAAGAGTTCCAAACAATAGATGGATCTGTTTTAAATTTAATAGGGGGGAAAGGATTGAGAAATTTTTCCTTTTCCTCTTTTTTTCCTAGCAAGAAATATAATTTTATAAGTTGGTTGAAATATAGAGACCCACAAGAATATGTTGATTTTTTAGAAAAATATAGAGATTTAAAAATCCCAATCAGGATAATTGTAGTAGATAGGTATAAAGTAGTTTTAAATATGCTTTGCAGATATAAGTTTACTTATGCATTAAGAGATAAAGCTGGAGATATGCCATACACACTGGAAATACAAGAATATATTTTACCAGTTCAAAGAAGTGATAACAATGTATAAGATTATTGTAAAAGATAAGGATATAACAGCTTACTCAGCAAATCTAAATTGGCGTGATAGTGTTGATACATTAGGAGCAGAGTTAAATTTTGATGTGGCAGTAAACAGACATGATGAAAACTTTTCTTTTCTTTGGGATATCACACTTGGTGACAGTGTACAACTTATAAATGATAAAGGTGAAAGTTTGCTTCAAGCTATTATTGTATCAGAAAACTTAAATGAAAAAACAACAAACTTTGTGGCATATGATATGGCTTGGTACTTGAATAAATCTACAGTTATCAGGCAATTTAAAAAAATGATAGGAAATGAATGTGTAAAATCTTTATGTGAAGAAATTGGAATTAAAGTTGAAGTTTCTGGGTTAGATACTAAGATAGATAAAATATATAAAGATAAAGCTGTTTCAGAAGTGATTTATGACATTATTAATCAATGTTCACAACACAATTCCAAGAAATTTTTTATTGAAATGGATAAAGGGATATTGAAAGTAGGGCCTTTTAAAAAAATAAAGGTAACAGGGCAGTATGAGCTACATAAAAATCACTTTGTTAATGTGGCTGATTTTGTAGGTAATGTTTCTTTAAATAAATCTATTATTGATATGAAAAACTCTGTCTTGGTAATAACAGCAGATAAAGAAGCTGTAAGAACAGTAGGAAAAGAACAGGATCAAGAAAGTATTAAAAAGTATGGAATGTTGCAAGAGGTTGTAATACTTGATGAAAAGGAATATAAAAAAGCAAAACTTGTGGCAAAGAATGAGTTAAAAAAATTAAATAGAATTACTGAAAATTTTTCTATCACTATCTTAGGGGATGATAAAGTCAAAAGTGGCAGAGTGATAGATTTGAACTTGCCATTTTTTAATTTAAAAGGAGAATATTTAATAAAAGAAAGTAATCATACAGTACAAAATGGGATTCATAAATCAGAATTAAAACTGGAGGTGTATCAGGAATGAGTGATAATCAAAAAGCTTGGGATATAGCCATGGCAGAAAAATTTAAAGAAAGAGATAATCCAAAGCCTATTGGAGCAGTCTTAGGAAAAATTTTAAGGCCACTTCCTGATATATCAATTGAATTATTGGGCGGTTATGGGATATTAGATGCAGATAAGATTTATCTTTCTAATGCTATCACAAATAGATTAGCTATAGAATGTACTATGAAAGATTATGAAAGTCAAGATAATACATTTATCTCAGGAAAAACTAATTCTGAAGTTAATATAGATAACCTTTCTACATCAGGAACTGGAAGTACGGAAAAAGGTGGAGCGGTTCTAGCTTTATCTCAAAGCGGCTCTATAGAGTCTATGCAAATACCAACACTTCATAATGAGAAGGAAAATAAAACTAAAGGAAAATTTATATTGCAGACCGTATTTAATTTAATTCCTGGAATGTATGTTTTAGTAATACCTAATTATGAGGAAGATAAATTTTTTGTAGTTGATGTATTTAATTATGCTCCGGAGGTGAGCCTTGAATGGGAATATTACCAGAAATAAATTTCATTGATTATTCAAAACAAGTAGCAGAGATCCAAAAAGAAACAAATGGAAAAACTTTTCTAATTGATTTCAAAAAAGGGAAGATGTTAAGAAAAAATGGAAAACTAATTAAAACAGATGATGAAAGAGCTGTAAGGATGTGGCTAGAAAAAGTACTTTTGACAGAGAAATATAAATGGAATATTTACAAAGGTAATGGAATTAATCAATATGGAATGACCTATAAAGCCAATTTACAAGGACAAAGATTTCCAACTCCTGTTTTATATGGTGAATTCATAAGAGAACTGAAAGAAACAATATTAAAAAATAAACAAATTATTGAAATAAAAAACATAGATATACAACTAATAAAACATACATTGGAAACAAAATTTACAGTAGTATCGAAGGACTTCCAAGAATTTGAGTGGGAGGGTTATTTATGATAATAAAAAAAGAACAAAAAGAGATATTAGACGGGATGCTCAAAAATGTGAATGGGGAATATGACAGAACAGAAGGAGGACTGTTTTATGATAATTTAGCACCAGTAAGTATAGAACTAGAAAAACTTTATCAAAAATTAGATTATATCTTTCTCAATTCTTTTGCAGAAACTGCTGAAGGAGAATATTTAGATGATATAGCTAAAGAGGTAGGAGTTTTCAGAAGGCAACCTACAAAAAGTAAAGGTTTTGTAACAATAAAAGGAACAATAGGAACTGTGATTCCAATAGGAACAAAAGTTGCTTCAGATACATATATTTATTTAACTACAGAAGAAAAAGAAATACCAGAACAAGGAGAAATATTAGTACCTATTGAAAGCGAAAAAGCTGGAACAGAATATAACATACCAGCAGAAACTATAGTAAATTTTCCAATTACAATTCCAGGTTTACAAAGAGTTACAAATAAGCTAGCAACTACAGATGGGTATGATGGAGAGAAAGACGACGAATTACGAGAAAGATATTATTTTAAAGTTAGAGAACCTGTTACATCTGGAAATAAATACCATTATAAAAAATGGTGCTTAGAAGTAGAGGGCGTTGGGGATGTTAAAGTTTTTCCACTTTGGGCAGGACTAGGAACAGTAAAGGTAGCTATAGTAAATACAGAAATTCAAGCAGCAGATGAAGAATTGCAACAAAGAGTAAGAGACTATTTAGAAGAAGTACGACCAATTGGGGCAACTGTTACAGTTAAGAGTGCTATAAATAAAGGAATAACAATTACAGGAGAAGTAAAAATATCAAAGAATGTTGAGTTTAGTGAGATTAAAAAAAATTTTAAAAATGAAATTGAAAAATATTTTAAAAAGGTTGGATTTAAGCAGGACTATGTGAGTTATGCTCAAGTTGGAAATATTCTTTTAAATATACAGGGAATTGTAGATTATTCAAATTTACAACTAAATGGAGGTGTTTTAAATATCAATTTACAGGAAGAAGAAATTCCCAATCTAATATCAATAGCCTTACAAGAGGAAGTGATATAAATGGAAGCAAAAAGGCTTATACAGCATATGCCAAAATATTATAGAACTATAACAGAAATAATAGTATTACAAAAAACTATTCAAAGTGAGCTAGAAGTTATTGATTTTACAAGTGAAGATGTATTAAAGCAATTCTTTATTTATACTGCAACTTGGTCTTTACCAATTTGGGAGAGAATTTTCGGATTACCTATTGGAGATGAAACTACGAATATACAAGAACGAAGAGAAAATTTAATTTCTAAACTTAGAAGTTATGGAACTACAACAAAAGAAATGATTGTGAGGGTTGGGAATGCTTTTACAAATGGGGATGTGCAAGTTGTAGAACACAACGAAGAATATTTATTTGAAATAATTTTTACAGGCATAATAGGGATTCCACCTAATATGGACGATTTCAGACAAATAATAGAAATTATCAAGCCAGCACACCTGACTTATGAAATAAGAATAAGGTATAGAACTTGGGGAGAATTATCACCTTACAAATGGAAAGAATTAGAACCATTTACTTGGGATGAAATTTACCAAAAGGCAGAGATAAAATAAAGGAGGGAACTAATGGGGATATTAACAAATTTTTTGAAATTGCTAAAACCAGAACCGAATGATTTTGTTGATGTAGCGAAACATATTTCTGAAAATTATGATAAATTAGACAAAAACGCTGAAACTACTAACCAGACATTAACAAATTTAAGTAACAACAAACTAGACAAAGGCACATATCCAGGAAATGCCAGTGACTTAAATACTGAAATATCTAAGATAGCATCTACTACACAATTAGGAAGATTTAAAGTAGGAACAAATTTACGAATAGATGAAAATGGATTTTTACATGGAAATCCTGATGTAGATATAAGTGGAAAAATGGATAAATATAAAGATGTAACGAGTATTATTTCTGACTATGATGACATAATAGAAGATGGTTTTTATATAGCTGGAGGATCAGAGCGAGGAACAATAAATGCTCCATTTCATGGAGCAGCATTAGTACAAGTATGGAATTATGGTGGTTTTGTTTATCAGAATGCAGTATCTTATTATGATGTAGAGCAACAATTTACTCGTTGTTTCAAAAAAGGGATAAAAAATACTAAATGGGAAAGGATAGTTAACACAGCAAATTATTCATCTATGTGCCCTTATAGTATTGGGGATATTCTACTTACAGTAAGTAATCAAAATCCAGCAGTAAAATGGGTGGGAACAATTTGGGAGAAAATAGAAGGTAGATTTCTTTTATCTACTTCTGGTTCTGGAGGAAGTGGACAACTAGGTGGAAGCAATACTAAAACTATTGCTAAAGAAAATTTACCTAATATTAAGTTGCAGGTAGATAGTTTTAGCTTAACTACTACCAAACATATACATGGACTGCGTGGGAACGCTGGAGGTAATTTAGGGATACTATTCCAGCAAACAGATGTTATAGCTGGAATACAATATGGTGGAGCTGGGAGTTTTAGTACAAGTGCAAATGTCATGGCGGAAGGAGGAGGACAAAATACTGGTGCAGCAGCTCCTTATACTTCTAGCTTAGGTTCTGGAACTCCTTTAGATATTACTCCAGCTTACTATACAGTGCATATTTGGAAGAGATTAAGTTAGCCTTTTCCAAATATTTACAGTTAGATATGGAGGCATATTATTAAAGGCTGTTCCATTCCCTGTATTTCCTATGGTTATTGTTGGTTGTGCACTTCCTGTATTTTCTCCACCAGCAGAAGATGTAGCCTGCGTTCCTACAGCATTCCATCCAGCATTATAATTAGATACACCTGGTCTTCCACCACCTTCATAAGATGTAACAGAATGTGCATGTTTAGGCTGTGTATGCGCGTGAGCTGATTGTGTTGCACTATGGTTATGAGCTGGTAGATTAGCTTTACTAAGGGTAGTTGTGGCACTTCCACCAGTACTTCCAATAGCATAGCCACTGCTAGAACCTAACAGGAATCTACCTTCTTGCTTCTGCCATGTAGTTCCTGGCCATATGGTTGCTGGGTTGGAATTATCTAAGCTTAGGAATAAAGAATTTACAGGAAAAGGACAGAAATTTTTAAATATCCACTAATTTTATATTAAAAAACTAAATTTATAAGGAGTGATAAAAAATGAGTAAAAAATATATTTATATAAGTAGAGAACAAGCTAAAAAAGGAGTGTCTTGTGTTTTCGCTGTTAAAGATGAGCCTATAAAAAATATGGCAGAGTACTTTGAAGGAAAAGCTTGTTTATATGTAGGGGAAGACTTACCACATTTTATAACATACCTTCCTGAAACAGACACTATTCGAGAGGCTACAGAAGAGGAAAAACTGGAGAGAAATCAAAGAAAACTAGCAGAAAATGAATTTTTAAAAGACGGGAAAATTGTCAGCTATAATCCATATAGTCAAAAGGTAGTAGATAATGAAATTTTGGAAAAGACAAGAGAGGATTATATACAAGAAGGGATTATAACTCTGGAAACAGAGAAAGAAAAAGCTAGAATGGAGAGAGAAAAAGTTTTTAATGCACTGGACTTGTATGACAAGGCTGTTTTGAGGGGAGATATAGAAGAAAGTGTAGAAGGGAAAGCAGCCAGAGACAGCTTTAGAGAAGCATGGTTAGAGCTTCCTAATAACTATGCAGATTTGAGTACTCCAATAGAAGAATTATATCCAACACTACTAGCTATAATAGCGTATTTTGCATAAAATAAAGCTGTTATAATGAAAATTATTCAGCTGTAAAAATAATTTTTAAGGGAGGTAATAATGAAAATAAGTGAAAAAGGAATTGAATTTATTATAAAGGAAGAAGGAGAAGTTTTAACAGCATATATATGTCCTGCTGGAGTTTTAACAATAGGAATAGGACATACTGGAAAAGATGTTAAAAAAAGTATGAAGATAACCAAGGAACAATCAAGGGAATTTTTAAAAAATGATCTTATAAGATTTGAAAACTCTGTTAATAGAAGTGTAAAAGTAAATCTAGCTCAAAATCAGTTTGATGCACTTGTGAGTTTTGCTTTTAATGTAGGAACTGGAGCATTTGAAACAAGTACATTACTAAAGAAAATAAATTCTTCTGCTCCTATAGCAGAAATAGAAGAACAATTCAGAAGGTGGAATAGAGGTGGAGGAAAGATACTGCCAGTTTTAAAAGCAAGAAGAGAAAGAGAAATTAAACTTTATAAAGGAGAGCGTTAAATGAATAGAGAAACAATACTTTTAATAATAACAATTATTTTATCTATAGCTGGAATCTATTACTTATATAGATATAAAAAAGAAACTTTATGGGTAATAGCTTGTTATGTAGTGACAAGAGCAGAGGAAGGATTTGCATCTGGTCAAGGAAAACAAAAACTTGAATATGCTATAAAGGAATTTAAAAAGAAAATACCCTTTTATCTATCCTGGCTTATATCAGAAAAATTTATAATTTCTTTAATAGAAGAAGCTCTAAAAACGCTTCAAAAGACTTTTAAAAGTGCAAAGGATAAACAACTCTCAATTGTAAATGAAATCCTTAAAACAGCAACTACAGGGGCTACAAAGGATATATTAAAAGTAGCAGGGGAAATGCAAAAAGATATAAATAGCAAAGGCTATATAGAAGGCTACTTAGAAGGAAGAACTGATTTAAAAGGAAACTCTAATATAGTTGGTGGAGTAAAAGCAGGGATTAAGTTGTAAAGGAGAGTTGAAAAATGGTAAATTTAATAAAAACATGGGGATTATATCTAGGGAGCGGTTGTTTAAGCTTGATTATATATCTGATAGGAGGCTATGATATATTGATAAAAACTCTTTTAGTAATGATGGTAATAGATTATATAACTGGAATTATGAAAGGGTATAAAAATAAAAATATAAATTCCAATATAGCCTATAGAGGCTTAAGAAAAAAGGTAATGGTTCTATTTATTGTAATGGCAGCCTCTCAAATGGATGTAATTCTACAAGGAGTAGGGATAAGAACACTTGTATTAATATTTTATGTGGCAACAGAATTCTTGTCTATTTTAGAAAATGCAGCTATACTAGGAATACCAATTCCAGAAAAATTAAAGGTAGCATTAGAACAATGTAGAGATAAACAAGATATAAAAACTAAATAAAAGCAACTAAAAATTGACAACAGATAAAAAATAGAGTATAATTATAGTAATAAATCCTTCCCCAAGATGTTTATTGAAGATGATAGAAAAAAGAAGAAAAAGAGCTTTTAATCTTATTAGCTCTTTTTTTCTTTTGATTAAAAAAGGAAATTGAAGTTTATGGAGTATATTGTATGTGCTCGGGTAGAGTGTTGGGGTAAGAAGGCTGAGGAGGGCTAGAACTTTCTAACTCTCCTAGTTCTAATAAAGACAAATTAAAAAGGGAGCCTCTGGAAAGGAGACTCCTTTTTATGTAAAAAAATATAAGGTTATTATAATAATATAATATTTTTCTAAAAAGTAAAATTAATTTTAAATAAAATAACAGTACCTGTTTATGCTGTTTTTTAGTAGGAATCCCATTATATTTTCTTTTCAAAGCTAGTATAAATCAAGGTTTACTGGTAGGGATAATAGTGGGAGTTTAACAGGAATCACCACAAGAATCCCACTAAAAACGACCTCACAGAATTGATTTTAAAGGACTTTTAAAGGGTGAGGCTATGCAGAGTATGGCTTGATTTTAGCAAAAAAGAGAAGAAATTAATCTTCTCTTTTTAAGATAGTTTATTCTATTTGATTTTTTTATTTATCTTGCTTTTTTTTATACAGAAAAGCTCCTACTAAAATGCTTATTTCTCCAATTATAATTGCAAATCCAGAGCCATCTTTATCATTATAAATCAAAAATATACCACATCCTATTCCAAAAATAGTTATAAAAAAAGCAAAACATAAACCTAATATCATAAAAAGTCTAGAAGCTTTTAAATCTATTTTTTCCATTTCTTGCCTATGCCTAGATTGTTCTTCACTCATTTTTAATATTCTATCAGCTGACCCAGAAAGAACTTCCTCGTATGCCTTAAACATATTAGGGTGCGGTATTGGTCCTTCATAAAATTCTTCTTTTTTTACAGCTAGCATTTTTGGAGTTTCTTTATTTTTCTGCATTGGCTTTTTTGAACCCATTTATTCCACTCCTTATATCATCACCAACAATTTTCCAATCATTTTCTAGTGCTTTTGTATCGCTTTTTATATAAGTTTTCTTTAAATTCTTTTTAAATTTTATAGTATAAGAAGTTATATCAATTAAACTGCCCATACCATAAATAAAATATTTTACTTGTTTCATGATATATCCTCCTCTCTAAAACAAATATAAGGATAATAAAATTGTATCCTTTTATAAATTATAACATCGGCGCCGCCACTTGTCAATAAAATAGATAAAATAGAAATAAAGAGAAAATAATAGGTAAAATAAAAAATAAAAAAACTTTATAATTAGTTGTTCATTAAAATTTTAATATTCCTTTTTTATTTAAAAAATTATACTAGCATAAAAAAAGAGAAGATTGATTTCTTCTCTTTCTTATATTAAGGTATATTAAGTTAAGTTCGCTTCTTCGCACCAAAATTAGTATACTTTTTTACTTTAAATAGATTTTAAATTTTAGCAGTTTGCTTGAAATTAAATCTATTTTTTTTATATTCACAACTTAAACATATTAGAAAGATATATCCTATCATTTATTCATAGAATAAAAAAGTTTATCTTAGAACTTTATATAAAAAAAGAATAAATAGATTTTCTTTAAGGAGAGTATTCTAAAGGAAGTCTATTTTTGTTATATAAACAAAAAAGCTCCCAGAAGAGCCTCTTTGTTTGTAGTAGTAATTTTTAAGTTAAGAAAGGTTAAAAAAATTATATGAATATAAGATAATCATATAATACCACAAATAATTTGAAAAGCAAATATTTTTATAAAAAATTATGAAATAAATTAAAAGAGAATAAAAAATAATAAGAATGTAAGGGAGAATTTAATCTTGCTATTTTTTTTGAAATATAGTATTATAGTGAAGTCTATTTTCATTGAGATGCATTGTATTTCACAATTATTTGAATAATGATATTTTAAATAGATTTTCTATCTAAGGTAATCTCTCAGTGGTAAATCTATTTTTTATTTCTTTAAATAATAAATAAAAAGAAAAAGTATATAAAAGCAGAATAAAGAGAATAGTAGATTTTTATATTATTGTATATGAATGGTATAGTAATTTAAGGAATATTGTATAGTTTAATTAGAGCTTGGGGGGAGTTATGAAAAAAATTATATTATTTTTTATATTTATATTGAATTTTTCTATTTTTGCAGAAAATCAAGTAATAATAGAGGGTGGAATAGTAAAATATGATAATCATAGTCATGTGGTAGGAATTTTTGCCAGTAGAGAAGAGGCAATTCAAATATTTAAAGACAGAGTTGAATATTTTGCCAAAGAATATGAAATTGTTAAGAGTGAAAAATTTACAGATGAAAATGGAGATGGAAAAATAACTATATTGATTCATAAAGAGAAGAAAGACCTTCAATGTTTTGTAATGTTAGAAGGAAAAAAGGTCATCTATGGAAATATGATTCCAGCAGGAGATTGTGCTATAATAAAAAAATATCTAAATTAA